TGTGATGTAATTCCTTATGAACCAGTTGGTCCTGCCGCACAATCTTATGGTTATGGTTTTGGTATTGGTCAATATGGTGGTACAGTTCAAAGTCCTTTTACAACAACTTTAAATGGTGCTCTACTTGCAGACACGAATGGTACAGGTGGATCAGGAACTGTTATTAATGTTACATCAAACTCTGGTCTTCCAACAACAGGAACTATAGCAGTTGGTAATGAATTAATTACATATACTGGAAAAGGTACAAACACTTTAACGGGTATCACTAGGGGTGCTTTTGGAACTGCAACCGTTGGCACATCAAACGGTCAAGCTCATTCGAGTGGTGCAACAGTTACAGATGCTTCAAACTTTACCGGTTTTGGAAATGCTGTGCAGGCCTCTCAAGTAATACTAGAACCTGGACTTTGGTCTTTGGATAATTTTGGTCAGGTATTGATTGCAACAATTGGAAATGGTAAAACATTTACATGGAATGCAGGAGCTGCAGCACCAACAACAGTAAGAGCAGCGACTAATACTTCTGGTTTTTCTACATCATCAAATCCAACAGCAACAAGAACAACTTTAATATCTCCAACCACACGTCATTTGATTCACCTTGGAACAGAAACAACCATTGGAGATGTAACCACACAAGATGATATGTTTATAAGATTTTCTAATCAAGAAGATATTAACAACTATACAGCAACAGCAATCAACAGTGCCGGTGATTTTAGATTACAGGATGGTACAAAGATCGTAGGTGCAATCAAAGCAAAAGAAACAATCCTGGTCTTTACAGATAATGCACTATATACAATGAAATTTATTGGTGCTCCGTTTACATTTAGCTTTGAACAAGTAGGTACAAACTGTGGACTGATAGGTAAGAATGCAGTTGTTGAGATAGATGGTGCAGCATTCTGGTTATCACCAAATGGTTTCTTTATGTTTGATGGTACAGTTAAATCATTACCATGTTCTGTTGAAGATTTTGTATTTGATGATTTTGATACTACAAAAGGACAACAGGTTGCAGCAGGCATCAATAATCTTTTTACAGAGGTTATTTGGTATTACCCTTCTTCTAGTTCTAGTTTCAATAATAAATATGTTGTATTTAATTATGGTGAACCGATGAGAGGTGGGGTGTGGTATACCGGAACAGAATCAAGAACATCTTGGATTGATGCGATTGTATATCCAAAACCTTACGGTACAAAATATGATAGTTCATCTAATGGTACTTTTCCTGTTGTCGTAGGTCAGAGTGGTTTAGGTCAGACAAAATTTTTTGAACATGAGGTAGGAACAGATCAAGTCAATGAGGATGGATCTACTACTACAGTTTCATCGTTTGTAAAATCATATGATATTGATTTAGAACAAAAACAAAGAAATGCACAAGGTAGAGCAACAGGACCTAAAGTTGCAGGAGAAGTATTTTTAGCAATGAGAAGATTTGTACCAGATTTTAAAACCTTAGTAGGTAATGCAAAAGTAAGTTTAGGAATAAAAAGTTATCCTCAAGAATCTGATAGCACAACAGCATTGAGTCCTTTTACAATAAACTCAACTACAATTAAAAAAGATACAAGAGCTAGAGGTCGATTTATAAACGTCAAAATAGAAAACGCTGACAGTGGTGAATCTTGGAGATTTGGCACACTTCGTTTGGATGTACAACCAGATGGACGTAGATAATGGCTAAGATAAATGTTAGAATACCAGAACCAAAAACAGAATACGATGTATCTAACCAAAAACAAATTAACAGAGCTTTAACTATTATGAAAGATCAATTAAATTCTACATTTTTAGATGAAGTAAAACAGGAGCAAGAGAGATTCTCTTGGTTTATAAGTGGCTAATATATATAAAAATGAATTGGTAGATTTAACTACCACAGATAATACTACGGTGTATACAACACCATCTGATTCTAGAGCTATAATCAAAAGTATCATAGTATCTGAGGATGCAGGATCAGGATCTACAATAACTTTTACTGTAACAAACGCTGCCGCAGCAGTATTTAATCTATTTAAAGACAAAGCAATAGCCTCAAAAGCAACAACAGAGCTGTTAACTCACCCTTTAATTTTGGAAGAAAATGAGGTATTAAAGGCACAAGCAGCAGATGCAAATGAATTACACGTAATCGCATCAATATTGGAGATAAACAGGGATTAATATGTCATTTATAGAAACAGAAGCATCATACAGAATAGAAGTAATAAATGGTAAACAGGTCAAGATCATAACACCTAAATCAGAAGTAACACTAACAAACACCAAAACGGGTCAGGAATATAACTCGGATGCAGAGGCAATGAATGATGTACAAGATCCAAATACAGACACTGTGGCCGATGATATTAAAAGAGATGTTAAGATAACAGTAGAAGCATTACCTCTTGGAGGAGATACAAAATTATAATATAATAGAACGATGGCAATTACAAACGCACAACAATACCAACAACTTGTAAACAAACCAGCAAACGGTAAACGTCCAGGTTATCGTGGACCAGGTGGTTATCAAGGAAGCAATGCAGGTCCAACAGGACCAGGAGGTCAAAGTCCAGGACCAGGAGGTCAAAAAGGAGGAAGCAATACAGGTCCAGGTGGTGGCGGAAATAACAATAATACAGGTGGAAATGGTGGTAATCAAAATCAATTTGAAATAAATAGAAAAGCAAAATTAGAACGAGAAGCAAAAAAACTAGCAGATGAAAGAGCAGCTAGAAATAGGGAAAACAAAAGAATAGCAACAGTAAAAGAAAACAAAAGATTAAAAGAAATTAAAGAAAAAAGAGACAGAGAAGAAAAAGATAGAATAATAAAAGAAAAAAAAGATCTTTCACAAAAAGGTTTTGATTCAACTAATATATTTGGAAATATTAAAAAAAAAATTGCAGATTACAATAAAAATTATAAAACAAAACAATTAGCAAGATATCAAAAAGCAAAGATTGATGAATTAAATTCTAAATTAGGTAAATTAGGTGTAGATTTTTATGGTGATACTGAAGAAACTTATGGTGATATTATTACGGCTAATGCACCAAGCATAACTGAATTTGGACCTGAAGGAACAGGTCAATATAGTCAACAGTTTATTGACGATGTTTTGTCTGGCAAAAGAGCTCCACCAGAATCTTTTCAAGAAATAGGCTTTGCAGGGATTCCAGGAGCAATTGCAAATATAGTAGGACCTAAAATCTCTGGACCTACAACTAGAGAAGAATTAATGGATTTATATTCTGGAAAATATTCTGGAGGAATTAATAATTATATAGGAGCTAGAGATTTTGATATTGATAAGTCAACGGGCAAAGAAATGATGGAAATTTTTGAACCTAACAGATTTAAAAGAGAGTTTGGGGACAACCCTGGCAGTGGAGACGGTGGTAACAATAACATTATTTTTGATCCAAACATATCAGTCCAGCCGCCTACCAGGCCTAAAGAAGAAGTAGATGATAGAACAGAATTAGAAAAATTATTTGATGCTAGAGGACCGGCTTATAGATTTTTTGCAGATGGAGGTAGAGTCCCTGCGATGGCTGGTGGTATTATGAACACTGATGTCATAGGTGGAGCTGCTGATGGTAACATAGATGAGATGGGTAGACAGATGTATTTTATAGGTAAACTTGTTAAGAAAGCATCAAACGCTGTTAAAAAAATTGTTAAATCACCTGTAGGTAAAATTGCATTATTAGGTGCAGCTGGTTTTGGTATACCTGGAACTAGCTTTGGTGGATTATTTGGAAAGGGAGCTTTTTCTAAATTAATAGGGCAAAAAGCACTTACTTCAGCACCTTTTGCTAAAGGAACAGGTTTAACAGGTATTTTACAAAGTGCATTAGGGTATGCAAAAACAAATCCTCTTGCTGTGGTAGGAGGTTTATCTGCATTACCATTTTTATTTCCAGGAAAAGAAGAAGAGGAAGAACAACAATATGAAGGACCTTCAATAGACATAGCTGCGATTAGAAGAGACCCTTACAAATATATGGGTGGAGCATATAGATTTGCAGCTGATGGTGGATTAATGAGAACGGCTTATGCAGAGGGATCAAAAGAACCAGTAGCCAAGAAGACCATGCCATTAATTGATATGGATGGTAAAGAAATGGATCTAAGAGATGAGGGTGGATTTGTACCATTAGGTAGAATGGAAAGAGCAGATGATGTACCTGCAAGATTATCAAAAAATGAATTTGTATTTACTGCAGACGCTGTAAGAAATGCAGGTGAGGGAGATATAGACAAGGGAGCAGAAGTCATGTATAACATGATGAAAAACCTCGAATCCGGAGGTGAAGTATCAGAGGAATCGCAAGGATTAGATGGCGCTAGAGAAATGTTTAAAACATCACAAAGACTAGGAGAAGTCGTATAATGTCAACACAAACAACAGTAGCGAGACCCGCACCATTTGTAGAACAACTAGGAAAAGATTTAGCAACACAAGTTGTTGCACAAACAGCTACACCGATCGTAGCACCAGGAAGTGGTGGTATTACACAATTAACTGGAGAATCAGCAGGTCAGTTTGAAGCCAGAAAAAAAGCTGCCCAACAGTTTGACATCAGACAACAGAGTTTAGCAGGTCTTGCACCACAGGTAGCAGGTCTAAGTCAATTAGAAAAAGATGCAAGAACAAAAGCACAAGCAGGTATTGGATCTTTTCAACCGTTTGTAACTGCTGCACAAGGCGCAACAGGACCACAAGCATTTCAACAATTCATGTCACCTTATCAACAACAGGTGATTGATACATCATTAGCAGAATTTGATAGACAAGCACAGGCCCAAGAACAACGAATCAGGGACAGTGCTGTAGCTTCTGGTGCATTTGGAGGATCAAGACAAGGTGTTGCAGAGGCAGAATACGGAGCAGCATCAGATAGAAATAGAGCACAACTACAAGCAGGATTATTACAACAAGGTTTTGGTCAGGCACAACAGGCTGCACAACAAAATTTCATGAATCAGATGGGATTAGCATCAGCATTACCTGGATTACAAAGAGCAGATGTTTCAACTTTAGGTCAGCTGGGCGCGCTAGATCGAGGGTTAGCACAAGGTCAGTTGGATGCAGATAGAGAAGCTGCAAGAATGT